GGCGGTGGAAGGAATAAAGAAACAATCTGCCATTGACGAAGAACATCAGGTCAATGACTGGTTGCAAACTCTACTCGACACAGCTGAGAAAGTGATAAATGCGAAGATGCCGGAGAAGATATATAGACAAAATTCTCAACATTTAACATCCGGTGATTGGTGGGCTTGTAATTTCTGTGGAGCAATGGGTCCTTGTAAGTGTGCTAATGTTTTCAACGAAGCCATCGACGCCTGCCGTCTCGCAATCGTAAAGGATTACGTCCCCAGGGCTGAGGTGGAGGAGTTGGTGGAGGCGTTGGAAGACACAAAACATATTTTATTTTTAGCAAAAGATGAAGCAATTAAAGAAATCGAATCCGCCCTAGCGAAATGGAGGGGATGATGGAAGACATAATTTTTAAGGTCAGTTTTATGCTTTGTTTGCTTGGCGTTTCAGGAATGATAATTGCGATTATTATATTGACATTTAAAATTTAACCCCACACGGGAAAGGACTATCAAATGGGAAAGAATGATGGGAAAGATATAAACGAGATGAGTAAAAAAGAGTTTTTAGAATTGCCATACGCAAAGTGGGACGAAGAATATGAATTTGATTCTTTGGTTATCATTCCGCATACAAAAGAAGATATGCACGAGTCAGGTTATAGATGTATGTCGTTTTGTGCCGTAAAAGGCGACAAGCCTCTTTTTCTGCTGGGCGGTGGCTCTGATGTGTTGCATTTAGGCGGGATCGGTGGATTCGGATATGATTGGCTATCTAAATACAAAACATGTCCTAAGCTTGTTCCACCAACAGGGTGGAGTATTGATTGTATTCCAAAAAGCGGATTGCTAAGAATATTTTGCGGGATAAGTGGGTTAATTTCTGGACGTGGATTATCTTCATTCGAACTTTTCAAGAAAGAGGAAGGGGGAGTGAGGTGAAGGAGAGCAACATGGATGAAGTGATGTCAGAACTCACAAAGTTTTTTGGCGCGGATAAGAACGGCGTCGTGAAGAGCTATGTATTTTTTAATATAAAAAAGTTGGCAGATATTATTTTTGGGATAATCCGCCGTCGTGAGTTGCTGGCGAGGATTGAAACACATAAAGAATATGTCCCAGATAGTCACGCATTAAGAAGAATTGATGAACTCCAATCCCAACTCAAGGGGGAAGATAACAGCCAACTGATAGGAGGGGAGTGATGAAATACCTAAAAAAACGGTTCAAAGTTTATTCATGCAAGCCATCCGCTGAAACTGCCTGCTTCAGCAAGGCCGAGACGTGCGTTAATAAAGGGACCGATAAGTGCCGCGAGTGTGTACGGGTCCAGGGGAAGTTTTCAAATTATGAGAAAGGGGACGAATGACGCCGCTGACCATCTTTATCAAATGCAACCCTCCGAAATCAACCGCCCAGGGGTCGTCTCGAATACTTAAAGGCAAAGGCGGCCGGTTCTTTGTTGGCAAGGCCGAGAACTCAAAGGCTAGCGCAGCGCGGGCCGATCTTGTTTCGTTGCTCAGTCCGCATGTCCCTGCCGTTCCGTTCTGCAATCCTGTTTCCGTTGAAATCGGATGGACCTATCCCTGGCGAAAGAGCGAAAAGAAGTCGTTCCTTGCAAAAGGATTTAGGTATTGCGACACCAAGCCAGACTGCGACAACCTGATGAAACTCCTGTTTGACAGCATGACACGGATCGGATTCTGGACTGATGATTCGATTATCTCGGACGTTCGGTTTGTGAAAAAATGGGGGGATGAGCCCGGGATAAACATAACGGTCAACGAATTGGAAGGGGATTATTGATGCGTGAGTGCATAATCTGTCACAAACAGTTCATCCCGAAAAGGCCGTGGCAGAAGGTCTGTGATGACCCTGAATGCCTGAAGAAACGCAAGCAGTGGAACGCCTGGGCGTGGCGCAGGCGCAACCCGGAAAAGAAAAAAGAGTATAACCGCGCGTATGCGCAGAATTAGAAAGGACAAAGATGTCAAAGATATCGTGGACAAACGAAAAGCGAAAAATATCAGACCTTATCCCGGCAGAGTACAACCCGAGGCAGTTGACCGAAAAACAAGCGAAAGACTTGGACGCGTCGCTTGAGCGGTTCAATCTTTGCGATCCGATCATCATTAACGCAGACAACAAAATCATTGGCGGGCATCAGCGCATAAATATTTTGAAACAGCGTGGTGCGGTTGAGGTTGACGTCCGCGTGCCATCAAGACAGTTGACCGAGCATGAAGAAAAAGAGCTGAATTTGAGACTTAACAAGAACCTCGGCGAGTGGGACTTTGATTTGCTTGCCGACTTCGATCAGGAAATGCTTCTCGATGTCGGGTTTGACAGCGCTGAACTGGACAAAATGTTTCAGTTGGAACCGGACGCAAAAGATGACGAAGTGCCAGAAGTTCCTAAAGAACCGATTTCAAAAACAGGCGACATTTGGATTCTTGGACGCCATCGCGTTATGTGTGGCGATAGCACGAAGATTGATGATGTTGAGAAGTTGATGGATGGGAAGAAGGCCGACATGGTGTTTACCGATCCGCCGTATGGGATTGGGAAAGATATCGTTAATGACAATCTAAAGCGTGAGGACTGGCTGAATTTTTACCGAGATTTTACCACCAACATGCTTTTGTTTTTAAAGACAAACGGATATTTTTACGTCTGGGGGTATTTTGATTTTTTAAGCAATTATTGGGAAAGCATCATTAAAGGTCGAGGGGATTGCAATTTTAGAAATTTTATAATTTGGGTCAAAAATTTTGTTCAAGGCAGAAACAGCTTGGAGTTTAGGCAATTTCCCGAACAGTATGGGGCTTGCTTGCTTTGTATTTATGGCCAGCCGTTCCAGAACGGCCCGTTGTCAACAAGCCCTAATGCTGAATTTTTCCCGGAGTGCTTTGAGCCGTTGAGGGCGTATCTTGACGGGGAGCGGATGAAGATGGGTTGGGATATCCCGACCGTTAAAAAGATTGTTGGCCACAGTGATCTCTCAAGAGATCACTGGTTTTCCAAAAGCCAATGGTCTATGCCTACGGAGAAGGTTTATAAAGCGTTGCAAGAGGCGGCAAGGAACGACGCCTTTCGCAAAGAATACGACGCCTTTCGCAAAGAATACGACGAGCTCCGCAAAGAATACGACGAGCTCCGTGGTTATCACGATAATTCTCACTCATGGACAGATGTCTGGCAGTTTGAAAAATTAAGCCTTTATGGAGATCACCCGACAAAAAAGCCTGTTGAGGTATGCGAGAGGGGGGTAATAACAAATGCCCCGAAAGACGGGCTTGTTTTAGATATGTTTTTGGGCTCCGGCTCAACCCTCATCGCCTGTGAAAAAACAAACCGCATCTGTTACGGCATGGAGATTGACCCGAAATATGTGGATGTGATTGTGAAGCGCTGGGAAGACTTTACAGGAAAGAAGGCAGAACTATGTGGCTCGTGACAATAGCTAGTCTAATCGGTGTTGTTCTTAATATTCACAAGAAGCAGGCGTGCTTTTATATTTGGGCTGTGACCAATTTCACATGGATGGTGTATGACTGGAACATCGGGGCAAAAGAGCAGTCCGCGCTGTTCGCGGTTTATTTTATCCTTGCGATTTATGGAATAGTGAAATGGAATAGAAAAAAGGTATAACGTTATACCCTAGAAAAGACATTGGAATCGTGTATTAATACTAACGGTTCCTCCTGTTTTTATTATCATGCCAGACCTCTTCGAGTCAGGGGGGTCTGGCATTTTTATTTTTAAGGAGTCTGATGCAGACAAAGGTTACTAAAGAAACAGTTGAAAGAATAAAGACAGAGCTTAGGGACGTCCTCGACGAGAATCCTGTGTTTTCAATTATCGCGATTGCCCGGAAACTCGGCGTGACTCGCCAAACGCTTTGGTTTGCACGTAAGAAAAGCAAAAAAATTGACCGCATGATTTCGGATTATCAGGAGCAGAAAAAACCCGCGATCGAAGACCTTGTTAAAAACACATGGTTTAATCGCCTGGCCACCGGAAAGGCGCACGGGTCTGAATATTTATTTTTCATGATGAACCATTTCCCCGACGAGTATCAAGACAGGCGGGCCGTTGTCAATAACAACGTAAACGTCATTAATCAAGCACACAACCACATTTTAATCGAACAGAAATTTTTGCAGTCGTTACCTGAAAAGGATTTGGATGACATCATTAATGGCTTCACAACGAGACGAAAAACTCAGACAGCTAAAAGCCGCGTTTGAGCTTGGAAGACGGAAACTGATGCCGTTCAGCTTCCTTGTCAATCCGTCGTATCAGTACGCTCTGCACTTGGACTTTCTGGCCGGCGAGCTTGAGAAGGTCGAACGCGGAGAGATTAAAAAGCTGATGATTTTCTTTTCTCCGCGTCATGGGAAATCTGAAATGACTTCCTGCAACTTCCCAGCTTGGTATTTGGGCCGCAACCCTGACAAGCGGATTATTCATGCCTCTTATGCCGATTCTTTATCAAACGAATGGTCCCGCAGGACACGGGACGTGGTTGAGGATGAGATTTACAGGGCGATCTTTGGCATTTCAACGGATAAAGACACGCGATCTGTTGATAACTGGCGCATGGCTGGGCATAGGGGCGGGATGCTGTCTTTAGGTGTCGGAGGTAGCGCAACTGGCCACGGAGCTGACCTTTTCGTTATCGACGACCCGGTGAAGAACGCCCAGGAAGCCGAATCCGAGACGTTTCGCGTGCGTGCATATGATTGGTATAAGTCAGTTGCCCGAACACGCCTTGAGCCGGGGGCCTCAATGATCCTGATGATGGCCCGCTGGCATCAAAACGACCTGGCCGGCATGATCCTTAAAGATGACCCAGACTGGACTGTGATCAATTTAAAAGCCATTGCCGGACAAAATGATCCGCTTGGCAGGGCCCAGGGAGAAGCCCTCTGGCCGGAGAGATTTGACGTTCATGCGCTTGAACAGATCAAAAAAGATATTGGGTCCCGTTTCTGGCACGCTCTTTATGAAGGCGAGCCGGTTGACCCTGAAGGCGCAATTATCAAGCGGCAATGGATCCAGATGTATGAATCATTGCCGCCTAAAACGTCTCGTTATGGAGGCATTGACACGGCAACCAGTAAGAAAACATCTGCTGACAATATGGCTTTTGTTGAGGTATGCAAGGACAAGGACGGCTTTTATTACGTTGACGATGTCCTGCTTGACAAGATGTCAGTATCGACGTTCGCGCATTTCGTGAACACGGTCCATAAAGAACGGAAATTCAAGCGCATTAACCTTGAGTCAAATAACGCAGGGGAAGCCATCAAACAGCGAATTGATGAGATTGGCCGGGAACCGAAGACCGGATCGCACCCTCCTGTCCACGCGGTCGCGACAGACACCGACAAGGTTGTCCGTGTGATGGGGTATCAGCATTTGATTGAAAACGGGACGATCAAGTTTAAAAGCGGAAATCCCAGGGTAGCCGCGCTTATTGATCATCTTTGTGCTTTTGACGGCCGCGATGGGGCAGACGATGACGATGTGGACGGGCTGGGGTTTGCGATAGAAGCCGCGAAAAGCGGTGAAAGAATATTGATCCATTAAGGAGCGATAAGAATGTCAATCATTCAGCAAATAGGAAAGCGGTTCGGTCTTGTTCCCGGCTCTGAGATTGAGCAGATCAAGGCCGAGCTAAATGACATCAAAAAAAAGTCGTCGTCATGGTCGAGGATGTTCGGCGTTGGTTCTGAATGGCAGATTTTTGGTGACGCGGTAACAAAGCCATATGAACAGATCACGTCTGTTTATAAGGCCGTTAAAGCCATCGCGGATAACGTCCCGCAGGCCGATTTAAAGTTCAGGGACCGCAAAAGCAAGAAAGAAATCGAGGATGACGAAATCATCCAGCTTTTTGACAGCCCTAATCCGTACATGAGCGAGTCCGATCTCATTCAGGCATGGGTCGGGTTCGCCTGTCTTTACGGCGAGGCGTTCATTGTCAAGCAGATGGAAACCATCGGTCAGGCGACCGGAAAGAAGCTGCCTTCTGAATTGTGGCCGTTCAACCCGAAAGACTTTCAGGAAATAACGGAAGGCCGGATCGTTACGGGCTGGCGCTATTCAAAAGAACATATCGTCTTCCAGCCAAATGAAGTCATTTTTATGAAAGATTTTAATCCTCACAACATGTTCCGTGGCGTTAACCCAACAAAGGTCATTGAGAAGATCATCGATATCGACTGGCAGTCACTTATTTACAACAAGGCCTTTTTCGATAATAACGCCGTCCCGTCCGTCGCGTTGACAACTGAAGAAGACCTCGACGAGGACGTTGCAAAACGATATGAAAAGGTTTGGGAAAAGAAATATAAGGGTGCAAATAAGGCGCACAAAATCGCGATCCTTGGATCAGGGTTGAAGCCGACGCCTTTAGGGGCCCTGACCCATAAGGACATGGAGTTTTTGGAGCAGAAGAAGTTTGCTAGGGAAGAAATACTCGGCATCTGGCGCGCGCCTAAAGCGCTTTTTAATATTACGGATGATCTGAACTATGCGACGTTCATCGGCCAGATGAAAATTTTCTGGTCCTACGGAATCATGCCGGTCATGCGCAAGATCGAAGGGGCGATCAACCGCCAGCTTGTTTGGCCGTACAACCCGAAGATCGAAGCCTATTTTGATTATTCCAACGTGATTGCTTATCAGGAAGATTTTAAAGAAAAGGTCACGACCGGCGTTCAGCTTTGGGGAATGGGCTTTACACGCAACGAGATCAACGATCGCCTTGAACTTGGATTCGACAAGGCGAAATGGGGCGACGTTTGGTGGGCTCCGTTCGGGCTTTATCCGGTGTCATCCGAGGAAGCACCGGCGTTAAACTCCCCAGGCTACGAAGACGACCCGGCCCCGAAAGAGGACGATAAAAAGGCCATGGCCATCAAACAGGCCAAAGATCAGAAGCGCGAAGCCGTCTGGAAGGCGTTTCTTTCAAAGCAGGGAAGCGTTGAGCGCGGGATGTCTGGCATGGTCAGCAAATATTTCATTGAACAGCGTAAAACAGTGCTTTCAGAACTGTTCAAGAACGGGGCCGAAGGATTAAAAATCGATTGGGAAGAACAAAACAAGAAGCTTCAAGACAAGTCTGCGAAATGGATCACGATGGGCGTTAAAGAAGGGATCGCATTCGGGCGGGTCGTGCTTGGAAAAAAGTCGCTTGAAGATGACCGGTTTGAAATGCTGATCAGCTCATATGTCAAGATTCGGACTGACAAAATCACGCAGATCAATGAAACTGTCCGCAAACAGATTTTCAGCACGATTAAAGAAGGCATTGAAGCAGGAGAGACGGTGAATCAGATCGGCGATCGTATCAGGTCTATTTATAACATGGCTTCATCGCGCTCGTTGATGATAGCACGGACCGAAACAGTAGGGGCCGTAAACGGCGGAAGCCAGATTTATTATGAGGCCGAGGGCGTGCAATAACAAGAAAGGCTGACGGCCCGCGCCGCGCATGTCCGTGACGCGCACACGGTTATTGACGGTCTGGTTGTTGCCGTATAGCGCCGCTGTTCAA